CGCCTAAAATCTTCTGTACTTTTCCAATACCAAAGTTATTCAATGCTAATATCTGCATAATATCGCCGACTTGCATTTGTGATTGATTAAGCCTATCAAAGATGTTTCTAAGCCCTGTAAGGCCAGCTCCCATCTTAAGCTTCATCAATACGCCTGACATCTCTTTTGCTCCCAGATTCTGTGCAAAGAGCTCCTCAGGTCCAACAATGTCCATGATCTCTTTCTCAATGGTTTGGATGAGCTCCATCCATCCTTGAGCGACTGGTGGCGCTGGTATCGGCATGACGTCTGAAGCCAAATTTGCTGATTGTTTAAAGTATAACACTTTACCAGGGCCTTGTAGAAAGGCATCTTCGGGATTAACAAGGGCATCTTCTTTGACCATAAGCCCTGATTGAACTTGAGCGTCCATAATATCCAACATTCTATTCCTGCGCCTGTTAAGCTCAATTTGCGAATCACGTATATTCCTCACGATCCCTTGATAACGATATGAAAACTGTTGTACTTCGGGGAAATGATAGCAATTGAATGGGACGAACGGCATACGGTCCAATCCCCAGGGGCGTTTTTCTTCATAAATAAGATGATTGTTTACCAAAATATGCAATTTGATTGTTGGCATCATAGCCTTAATCAGTTGTACATTCGGGTTTACTTGTCTCAATGCTTGGAATTGCTCTCTGTTCCCCGTCCATTCTACTACTTCACCCGTGGATGTATCTAAAAGCTTGTTAACCTCACGATAATCCCTTACCCAATACTCGTCATAAGCAAACATTTCTTGCTGATACATGTACCAGTTTTGAGCTAAAAATTGAAATTTGCCATCCTTGGCAGCGTATCCTTTCCCTAGATATGGTATTTCCTTCTCAATGTCCGGAAATAAACTCACCAATTGTCTTTTAGTAATATAATTTCGTGTCCATATACGGTCGCAGTCGCTTAAATCTGGTTTGCGCCATGAGGGGTCCATCATAAAACTATTAAATGGGAGTCTTGTAGTCTTTATTTCTCCGTTTTCTGGATCTTCACGATAATCCATCCATACGTGCATGAGGTTGAAGCCACATGTATTGGAACCGTTAAAACAATCTGAAATTCTTTCATATGTTTGATCCTGTCTTATAATCCATGATTGTAGTTTGGTAAGTTGATCAGCTGTATGTCCATTGTCGGGGTCATTATCTGCCGGCACAACAACGGTTGCAAGGCGATTATCTCGCTGATAGCCATCGATCATGTTTAGAATACGGAGAATCTTATTGAATTGTAGTTGTCTTTGATTGCGATAGTTCCCAAAACCATACAATTGTGCGTTGTTAGGATCTTGTTGACCTGTTGCAAACTTTGTATCTAAATCAGCTTCTACCCACCATTGCTGGTATTGGTTCTGGTTCTCCTTCCAAAAGTCGTCCAATTCTCGGGCTATTGGGTTACTTATCGGCCATGACATCCTTTACCTCTTCGTTTCATTTTCTTTTATTTTCCTGCATTTCATGCTACACGTCGTTGTATGTGAATATTTATAAACCATAAATGGATTACGACATAATTCACAATTCCTTTGCTCTTGAGAATCTGAATAGTGTTTCTTTTTTTGGCATGGCCTACATCTCAATGCTAATTTAGGTTGTTTAGTAACAAACATTTTCTTGCAGTCTGGACACTGTATTTCGGATGGTAACGATTCTTTCCAATATTTGCTATTTCTTTTTGAAGTTTCTTGTTTATGTTTAATTGACCGTTTGTAAGGCTCTCCACGATTGGATAAAATTGCTTCCAGCATTTCCTTTCGCTTCTCTTGCCATTTTATTTTATGATGTATTGATTGCTCTAGACATTCTAAATTATCAATATCATTGTTTAATCGATTAGCATCTTTGTGATGTATGTGATGTCCTTCTAGAATATCTCCTTTGTGATATATCCATATAGCCCTATGTAACAAAGATTCAGCTTTCGACCTATCAGATAATCGATAATATCTCTGACCTTTTGTACACGTATATTTATGTCCATTGAAAATAATAGTTTCGTTCATTCTATCTTCCTTTTTGGAAAGGATTATATAATGAGTTTAAACATTTGTCAATCGGGATGTCTCGATTTATTCTCTGGAAGGATATGATCTTTCCACATTTTTTCTTTTTTTCTTATTCCTGTCGGATCGGAAGAAAGCCAAGGATGTCCTTTCTGTAGGTTGCATTTTGGTTTCTTTCGTGTAAGCCATTTAGCATTTTGTCTCGCTATCGCTTTTTTTTCGTAATTCGCGTCCATAGTTCGCCTATTTCTTCAATAAATCGATCCATCATATCAGAATCTGTAAGTGGTTCGTCGCACTTATCGCATACCCATGCAACATACGTTGTTTCCCCATTTGCCACTGGTATGGTCACACACTTAAAAGAAAAAACTTTGCCTTCACATATTGGGCAGGTCATCACTTTCCCTTTTTTTTCACTACCTTTTTGGCTTTAGCTATGACCTTATCATGCTTCTTATCTTCTTTGAGGAGTCCTTTTTCTTTCTTAACGACTTCTTTAGTCTCACCAATTATTGCCTTGATTTTCTTGTCCATTGTCTTCCTCTGGTATTTCTTCGATTAACTCTAAAGCCTTTTCATACTGTTCTAAGAAGTACTTTAACGTTTCAATCTCTTTATATGTTTGCTTAATTCTATATTCGAATGTACCTATATCTGTTTGACATTGCAAGATTTTAACGCGGGTTTCGTTAATATATAGATCGATTGTCTTTTTGTTAAGCTCCATTAACAACACCTCCCTGGAGTCCAGTCGTTTACTTGATCATATAGTGTTTTATTCACTCCCATTAAGGTTTTGATCTTGTCAGCTTCTATCCTGTAATCATCTCTCGTACTAAAGTTTATACGAAAATTCCAGTCTTGACCATCATAGAACTTTATTTCCATGTCAGGTTCATCGAGATCAATCCGGGCACATTTTGATATGTCAATCCATGTATTATAATAATTATACCACTTCATCATAAGACCTCCCATGCTTCTCTTCGAAATGTTCTTTTAATTTTTCTTTTACCTTTTCGGGGTCATCTGTCCATTTCATACCGATTTGACAGATTATGCATGTGCAATTCTCTTCTTTCCATTCTTTATCCATCAATCCTTCTTGATCTAATAGTTTATGAATGTCATTTTTCAATGGTTTTGCAAGATGCTTCATTTCATCATCACTATATGTTTTCATTTCAGCCATCAATCCTCTCTAATTTACAGGTAAAACAAATTGTAATAATTCACCACAATAACATTGAATAAAAACATCTGTATAATATTCTGGATAATTATCTTTTTGTGTAAATACCTTAATAATATTCTCACAAGTAGGACATTTATGTGTATATTCATATTTATCCCATTCATTAAGTTCTTCAAGTCTCATAAATCAATTCTCTCTAAATATTCAATTCTATATTCTAGTTCTTTCAATTTATTTGATGTTGCCGAATTCCCGTATCTTAATGTGTCTAAAAAGTTTCCAGTAAAAAGTAAATAAATAATAAATATAATTCCCAAGATCACAATAAATGACTTATCCATTAATCCTTTCTCCTCGGTTTCAAATGCGGATAAATCCCATCGATACGTCTCAAAGTCGTATCGCCTGTTAGCTTCTCGATTAAGTCGTGGTAGCGGGTTAGGCGTTCTTCTTTGTTAAGATGTGATGATAGTTTAAACTCTTTCCAATCTTTCAAGACATCTTCACCAGCTACAAGCATAATATTATCACTTCTGGAATAATGAATAGATCTAAAATGATCCGTATTAAACATATCCCCTTCGTCATCAACTATCCACATTTTCTTTCACCTCTTTGGGTATAGATGGCAATTTCATCCAATGGCTAACATGATCTATCATCATCTCATCGCATTCACAACCTGAACAATGACAACTTTCATAAAATCGATATTGGGGTTTTCTTCCTTTCATTTTATATCTATCATAATAAATTGCTTTGATGATTTCATATTTTTCGCTAAAGGATTCTTTTGCATATGCCAATACATCAGTATTTATAGGTGGCTTTCTCTCACTACATTTTATCCATTCATCATTCATTAAACTTCGCCATCCCTAGCCATAGCGTAGCCATACCAACAAGCCATATAGCCGTCATCGTGTGACCATGCATCTGATTGAAGATTGAGGAACCGACAAATATCGCTGATAATGCTACAAAAAATGTTTTCATTTCTTCCTAACTGCCTTCTTCACTGGCTTTTCCATTTCTTCCTTAAACTCTAGCATCGCATCTTTTATGAGCTCTTTTATCTGCTCATCTCCACGCTGACTCTCTAAAAAATTATCAAATATTTGATTTATCGAAGAACAAGTGTCCTGAAGATCATCTATCATCTTTTCTAATTCGTTGATTCTTCTACAGAGATGGCCAAAGTCTTCTTCATGACCTAATAAAACATCATCGATCTTTTTTATGATCTCTTTATCTCTAAACATTTAGTATCCTAGGTTACGTTTTCTCATATCATTGATCCTGTCAGGGCTGAGTCCGTTAGACGCCTTGCCGTATATCTGACGAGCCATCGCACAATAACGAAAGCTATCACTACCGTGACTAGACCAGTCGTGAAAAGGTTTATCACTATAATTTTGAGTAGCTTCATTGTACCGTTTCCTATAGTGCTCGAGGCATTTTACCAATCTAGCACATTTAGTTTCATCTATAAAACACGTTGTAAGCAAAGATCTTGCCGCTTCTATACCGGGTTCCACATCATCTCGAGGAAGGACTACAGTTTTGAGACCTAGATCATAGATAACTTTTTGTAGAGTCATGCCACTATGTAATGAACCACTGCCAGCATCGTGAGGAAGATAATGAGTTCCATATATGTACTCTTTTGATTGTAATATCTTAATGTAATGAGGAATGCCTTCACCGTGGTTCTCGTAATAGTCTATGATGCGGAATTCATTACCGACGTCTTGAGCAAAGATAATTGATGTGTCATCACCATACCCTAAATCCCAAAAAGTTGATACTGGATGCCTTGGATCGTATATAATCCTGGTGATACGGTTATCTAGACGCATTTTATCGATTAGTTTACCATAATACGAGCCTTCGACGCCGCGATCAAATGATACGTAGTATTCCTGCATAGCAAGCTCTTCGGACATTCCCTCGGCTATCTCTTTGTCTACATCAGCTTTAGATAGCACACCTGTGTTTTCAATAGTCAATCGCTCTGAAAACCATTCATCCGGTTGAGTCTTTGCATAGTTAAATAGATCGTAGAAGTGATTCTTTCCCCGGGGAGTTGATATAAATATAGCTGTACCACCGTTGACTTTAAGTATAGGACTTAAGTAATGCCACGCAGATGGGTTTTGAAGGGCGTATTCTGAGAATACAACAATGCGAGGGTTTGTGCCCATGATTGAGTCGATGTTTTCAGAGCCTATAAGCTGAAAAAGAGAACCGTTGCCTAGACGTATTTTCATCTCTTGGCCATTCATGGAATCGACCAGGTCTTTAGGAAAGTAATCGATGATACGCATACCATCGTTATTGAGAGAGTCCCAAATGATTTTCTTTGCTTGTGAGTATGTAGGAAGGATATAGAAACATGTGCAAGGAGCTCTTATAAGCTCTTTGATGACCCAGTTGAGAATGGTAATGTCTTTCCCGGCCCTTCGATGGCAACACCATACAGCGCGTTTCTTTCCGTTATCTAGAGCTCTCAGTATCGGGAGTTGGTAAGATCTGGGGTAGTACTTGCTTTGTATCGTTAGGGTCATAGTTTATATTGTATGTTACGTTTTGAGGACCTTGGGACTTTTCGTTATCTTTTCTACGAATTTCATCGTCGTCTTCTCGGACGTCATGATGATATAAGCGTATAAACCGATGAGCAATACCTTCTTTTAGGGCACCTGTCAAATGTCTTGTACCTATAATTATCTGTGCTTCTTCGTAATATGGCACGAAAGGCATTCTTTGTATTATATTCTTCCAATCTTTCCGTAATATATGTTTTTCGCAAGCATAGAATTGAGCCATAAACAAACTGTCAGGTTTGTTCGCCCATAGTAACAATTCTTCACCTAATATGGTCAGCTCTTCATCGGGAGGTGCTATGATTCTCGGTCTTCCTGTCATTGAATCACCAATAGTATACGGACTTGTATGT